CAGAAGCGCATTGCGCAGATACAAAGCTGGCTGGACGCGGTTCGAGACGACGGTAGAGTGCATGGTTATGTCAACGCCAACGGCGCAGTAACAGGACGTATGACACACTCAAGCCCCAATGTTGCTCAAGTACCGGCAGGTAATGCACCCTACGGTAAACAGTGCAGAGAGGTTTGGACAGTTCCTACAGGCTACAAGCTAGTAGGTATGGACGCAAGCGGCTTGGAATTACGTATGCTTGCACACTACATGAACGATGAGGCATATACAAATGAAATTCTCACGGGAGATATTCACACGGCAAACCAGTTGGCTGCTGGCCTTGAAACTAGAAATCAAGCAAAGACTTTTATCTACGCTTTCCTTTACGGCGCAGGAGATGCGAAAATCGGAAGCATCGTCGGAGGAAGTTCAAGAGATGGTAAACGACTTAAGGAAAAGTTCCTACGAAATACGCCTGCTCTTAGAACACTACGAGAACGAGTTGGAGTGGCTTCAGGAAGAGGTTATGTTCTTGGACTGGATGGACGCAGGGTCGCTGTACGGTCAGAACACGCGGCACTAAATACTCTACTACAAAGCGCAGGTGCAATCGTTATGAAGAAAGCACTGTGCCTACTGGATGAGTACGCAACCATTCATAAAATTGATTACAAGTTTATAGGAAACATACACGATGAAATCCAGACGGAGGTCGCAGAAAAGGACGCAGTACGGTTTGGCAGGCTCTCAACTGCTTGCGTTGAGGCAGCAGGAAACTACTTCAAGCTTAACTGCCCTCTCGCAGGCGAGTACCAAATCGGAACCGACTGGAGCCAGACACACTAATGAGGAAAAAGACAATGAGTCAAGATAGACAATTGGAAAACAAGACTAGGTTGACAATCAACGGTAAGCGTTACCGAGTGGGTAATCCCAAACACCCTCACTACGAACTGTACAAGAAGCACGGCATTGATGCAGTACTTGAGGTCATGGGTTTGGTTGAGGACACGCGGCAGGAGGATGACGACACATTCCCTTGGGGCAGTATATTCTTTCTCGCAGCACTCACGGGTTTGATTTTATTCACCACGTTAAGGGGCTAACATGAAACCTGCAAAAGCCGATAGAAAGAAGTTCGACTTGGACTTAGCATACGGCGAGGTACGGGAAGACAAGATTGCCGATATGCTACAGAACAAGAAGATAGAGGTTAAGTCCGAGAAGGATATGTGGCAGAAGACTGGTAACATTTGTATTGAGTACCAGTCATGGGGCAAGCCGTCAGGGATTGAGGCTACGGAGTCTGACTACTGGTTCCATAACCTGTGCATAGGAGAAGAAGAGTACTGTACCTTGGTGTTTGATACAAAGGTATTGAAGAAGATAGTAAACGGTTTGGATACATTCAGGACAGTATCGGGTGGCGACAACAACGCAAGCCGGATGTTCTTGGTAAACTTACAGAAGCTATTCTCAACGGATGTGATTAAAGCATTCAAGGAACTCGAAGATGAAAAAGACTGAGACGTTAGTTAAAGACATCTACAAGATGATGGAGACAAAGGACGCTGACCCAGCAGTAGACGTTGAGGCTGAGATTGAGAAGTTCGGTGAGGCAGTCAAGGACTTAATGCGTACAGAGTTCGGCAGGGAGAAGCGAGAGGATAAGCGCACACTTAGATTGTCGAACATTGGACGCACAGACCGTTACCTTTGGAATGTAGTAGCCGGTACAGAGAAGGAAGAACTAGAGCCACACACGTATGTTAAGTTTATGTACGGACATCTAATTGAAGAGATGCTGTTATTCTTAACACGTATGGCAGGGCACACAGTCACCGACGAGCAGAAGCGTTGTGAGGTGGGAGGTATCCGAGGCTCAATGGACTGTAAGATTGACGGTGTAGTTACCGACGTTAAGTCAGCTAGTACCTTTGGCTTCAAGAAGTTTAAGGAAGGTAAGATACTGAACGACGACCCCTTCGGTTACGTTGACCAGCTTAAAGCCTACGCCCATTCAGAAGGCGAGACTCAAATCGGTTGGTTAGCGATGGACAAGACTAACGGTCACCTGACGTTCCTGAAGTATGACTTAGCAGACCCCAAGGTCAAAGCAGTGTTAGACTTCAACGGTACTATTGAGGAGCGAGTCATACACCTAAAGGAGATGGTAAGGAATCCAGAGCCTAGCAACTACTGTAACCCGCCGGAGCCGGAAGGCAAGTCAGGTAACATGAAGTTAGCAATGGGTTGTTCTTACTGTCAGTACAAAAAGCATTGCTATCCTGACCTACGGTTGTTCAACTACTCCTACGCACCGAAGTACTTGTGTAAGGTAGTCAAAGAACCAAACGTACAGGAGTTGAGCCTCGATGAATAAATTAAAGTTCAGGTCAGGCTTAGAGTCGGCGATACACGAGAAGTTAAACGGTGACTTCCTTTATGAACCATTCAGGCTTCCCTACACTATGCACAGGAAGTACGTACCAGACTTTGTACACGAAGAGAAGACAATACTAATCGAGGCTAAGGGATACTTCAGGGTAGGCGACACACAAAAGTACACCGCCATCCGAGACTCAATGCCAGAATGGGAGTTAATATTTATCCTCTCCGACCCTACCAAGAAGGTACGCAAGGGAAGCAAGCTAACAATGGGACAGTGGTGCGAGAAGCAAGGCTTTAAGTGCTACACTGTTAAGACAATAGATAAGTTACTAGAGTACGTAGGAGATAAAAATGTCATTTGAAGAATACAAGGAACAGTTCCTACGCGACCACGATGAGATAACTATATTGGAAGTGCTAGAGATAAACGGTGAGGAACTGTTGGAAGCATTTGAAGATAGACTAATTAGACATAGAGAGGATACTTATGAGCATTGACGACGCAACACCAGAGATGTGGGACAAGCTACGTACAAAGTACAAGGCGTTAGCAGAGGAAGAGTATAAGGACTTCTTAGAGTACCCATCAGTCGATGACCCTGTAGAAAGCCCAGTGCACTACAACACAGGTTCCATAGAGTGTATCGAGGCTATCAAAGCTAGTATGTCCGACACAGAGTACAAAGGCTACCTCAAGGGTAACACTATGAAGTACCTCTGGCGTTATGACTACAAGGGTAAGCCTGTAGAAGATTTACAGAAGGCTCAGTGGTACTTAGCTAAATTGATACAGGAAGCAGTGTTTGACGCAGAGGAGGTAGAGTAATGGCACAAGGTCAGACACACGGCGGTAAGGGTTCAGCAGTACGTCCTACTGACAAGAAGAAGTACGAGAACAATTATGACGCTATCTTCGGTAAGAAGAAGACAGGTAGAGAAGAACCCTGTGGTTCAGAATTATTACAAAGAGAGAAGGAGAAGAAACAAGATGACAGAAAGAAAGCCTAGATTTGAGTTCGTCTACTATCCTGAGTTTGGTGAGGCAGAGAGAGCAGCACCCGCAAGTAAGATAGTATACAGTTTGTATTCAAGCGAACTAACAGTGACTGAAATGCGAGAGGCTTTTGATTATTTTCTTAAAGCCTGTACCTACCACATACCGCTAGACGAGGAAGATTAAGAATGGATAAGTACCAACAGTTCATACACAAGTCACGTTACGCACGATGGATTAAAGAGGAAGGCCGTCGTGAGACGTGGGAAGAAACAGTACAACGATATGTCGATTTTTGGACAGAACGTGGACAGATTGATAGCAAAGTAGCCAAGAAACTGTACAACGCTATCTACAACCTAGAAGTTATGCCGTCAATGCGCTGTCTTATGACTGCCGGTGTAGCCTTGGACAAGGACAACGTAGCAGGCTTTAACTGTAGTTACCTAGCCATTGACTCACCACGTAGCTTTGACGAGCTTATGTACGTGCTTATGTGCGGTACTGGTGTAGGGTTCAGTGTTGAACGTAACTTCATTACCAAGCTACCTGTCGTCGCTGAGTCCTTCCATAAGACTGACACAACGATTGTAGTAGGTGATAGTAAGGTAGGGTGGGCATCAGCGTTCCGTGAGCTTATCGCTATGCTGTACGCAGGTAAGATACCTAACTGGGATATGTCAAAGGTACGGCCCGCAGGTGCAAGACTAGAGACATTCGGTGGTCGAGCGTCAGGCGCACAGCCTTTGGACGACTTGTTCCACTTCTGTGTTGATGTCTTCCGTAAGGCAGAGGGACGCAAGCTGACATCCATTGAGTGTCACGATGTAGTCTGTAAGGTAGCTGACATTGTAGTTGTGGGTGGTGTAAGACGTTCAGCTTTGATTAGCCTGTCAAACCTCTCAGATGGCCGTATGGCGAAGGCTAAGTCAGGTGCGTGGTGGGAGAACGACGGACACCGTAGACTGGCTAACAACAGCGTAGCGTACACAGAGAAGCCAGACTTCGAGGCGTTCCTCAATGAGATGCAGACATTGTACGAGTCTAAGTCAGGTGAACGTGGTTTGTTTAGCCGTGTAGCAGCACAGAAG